TCAGGCGGTAAAATAAGCCTTAGACGCAAGCAATACGAGACAGCAATGGCAGGAAATCCGACTCTACTAATATGGCTTGGTAAGCAATATCTGGGACAGAAAGATAAGTTTGAGCATGATGTAGATGATTCAATTAAAGGCTTAACTGTCACGATAACAAATCAAGAATCAAAGCTCTAGTGAGTGAATTTCAATTAACTAACAGACAATCAGACGCATTCGACACACTCTCGGGAATAGCAAGATATGTAATGCTATATGGTGGCTCAAGATCGGGCAAAACTTTTTGTGCTGTGTTAGCAATAATAATAAGAGCAATAAAAACTAAATCACGCCATGTAATACTAAGGCTTAATTTTAATCACGTTAAAACATCTATATGGGCAGACACATTGCCTAAGGTTTTAAAGTTAAGGTTCCCTGAATTAGAAGTTCAATGGAATAAAACAGACTACTACATCACTCTCCCTAATGGTTCAGAGATTTGGGTCGCTGGGCTTGACGATGATAAAAGAGTTGAAAAGATTTTAGGTAAAGAATACTCAACACTATACTTTAACGAGTGTTCACAAATCCCTTATAAGTCAGTCCAGATTGCACTTACTCGATTAGCTGAGAAGAACTCGCTAAGAAAGAAGGCCATATTTGACGAGAACCCACCATCTAAGAAGCATTGGAGCTATTGGCTATTCATTAAAAAGCTAGACCCAATTGATAACGTACCAGTAGAGCCTTCAAAGTATGACTCTATATTAATGAACCCAGATGACAACATAGATAATATTGATCCGGATTACATCACAGAAGTTCTAGACAACCTAAGTGAGGCACAGAAGAAACGCTTCAGAGATGGCGAGTTTTCGACTGATGATGATGGCTTGGCCTATTATTCATTCGACAGAGAAAAGCACGTCAAAGATGTAAGCAAGAATGTTAATGGTCAACGACTCGTTGCATTAGACTTTAACGTAATGCCAATGACTGGATGCATAGCTTATTATTCTAATAATAAATTCTATATCTTTGAAGAAGCATTTCTTGAAAACTCAGACACATTTAAAATGTCCGCTCATTTAATTAAAATGGGGCACAAGGGCGCAAATGTTTACCCAGATAGCACGGGTGCAAATAGAAAAACATCAGGAAAGTCAGATCACTTAATACTTAAAGAAGCTGGCTTCAATATCCAGTTCACCAGAAACCCTTTAGTTTTTGACAGAGTGAACAACATTAACCGACTATTAATGGAAGACAGAATAGTTATTGATCCATCATGCAGAAAGCTTATTAATGATTTAGAAAAGGTAAGCTGGAAAGATGGTTCACTAGACCAAAAGAGCGACAAGATGCTTACACACATTTCAGATGCTCTAGGTTACTTATGCTGGTCAATTGATCCGTTAAGAGAAAAGCCACAACAAAGCTCAACAATACAACTATAGGATTCGATGATTGATTTAATGCATGGTGATTGTTTAGAGTTAATGAAGTCGATTCCTGATAAGTCAGTGGACATGGTTTTGACTGATCCTCCTTATGGGACTACTGCTTGCAAGTGGGATATTGTTATTCCTTTTGATCTTATGTGGGAGCAGCTTAAAAGAATTACAAAAGACAATGGCGCAATTTGTTTATTTGGAAGTGAACCCTTCAGCTCACATCTAAGATTAAGCAATTTGAAAATGTTTAAGTATGATTGGATTACAATTAAATCAAAGCCCACAGGACATTTAAACGCTAAAAAACAACCACTAAGAACTGTAGAATCAGTTTCATGTTTTTATGTTAAGCAATGCCTTTATATTCCTCAAGGTTTACAGGATTGTAACAATATAGTTTCCAGAACTAATCGAGGAAACTATGGGGAATGTTCCAAAACAACGCTTCAAACTAAAACAGGTTATCCTAAACAAAACATTGAAATTAAATCAATCGACGGTGTTCACCCCACTCAAAAACCAGTCGCACTTCTTGAATACTTAATTAAAACATACACACTAGAAAATGAAACAGTTTTGGATTTTACCATGGGTAGCGGTTCAACGGGCGTTGCCTGTAAAAACCATAACCGTAACTTTATAGGTATTGAAAAAGATGACAACTATTTTAACATAGCTAAAAATAGAATAAATAACACTGAGGAAATAAAATGCTAAAAGATAAACGTAAACAGATTATCGACTACATTAAAGCTAACAAGGCTTTCTTATCTAATAACGCACAGGCTTTGGATATTTACCAAGGTAACTTGCTGCCTTACGTTGATATGATCTTAAGAGATTCGTTGAGCGATACTTACTACCAAGCTATCAAGCACAGAATACTCCCTATTAACATCCTTCAAAGATATATCGATAAGGTAAGCACGACCTACTCAAAACCTCCTGAACGAAGTTCTGAAGACGTACAGGGGCAAGAGTTTGTTGAGTTCTATTCAACAGCTTTAAATATTAACATATCAGCACAACAGGCCGATGTTTACGCTAACTTGTTCAAAGGTTATGCGTGGGAGCCTTACGTTAATAAAAATAAAGAGCCTAAGCTCAGAGAAATGCCATTTGATTCTTTCCTGGTTATGTCTGATTCAGATATTAGCCCAGATGAAGAAACAATCTTCATTAAGTTCATGGGAATGAAAAACGAAGACCCAGCGTCTATGTTGTTATTTGTCTACACTGACACTGAGTTTGATGCTTTCTACTTAGACAATATGGAAGCTAGTGAATACTTAGTAGAGAACCAAGGTTTAAACCCTGTTGGAGTCATTCCTTTTGTATACGGTAAGCGTCAACGTAACAAACTATTACCTACTATTGATTCTGACATGCTTGCAATCTGTAAAGCTATCCCGACGATGATTACTGACGCTGCTGGCGCTTTGTTGTTCCAGTGTTTCAGTATCATTTTTGGTATTGATATTTTGGCAGAGAATCTAAAAATGTCTCCTAACTCGTTCTGGAATCTAAAGTCAGATCCTCAAAGTGAAAAGACACCATCTATAGGAACAATTAAACCTGAGGCAGACACTGATAAAGCACTTCAGTTTATCACATCTATTTTTATTATTTGGCTAGAAACTAAAGGTATTCGCGTTGGGTCTATTGGTAACGTAGATGGTGGAAGCGTTGCTTCTGGAATATCTAAGGTCATTGATGAGATGGATGTGTACGAGGTTAAGCGTAAATCTATGGACTGGTTTAGAATGGATGAAGAGGAGCTGTGGAATAACAAGCTACCCAAGATTCACAACTATTGGATTAAAACTGGAATGGTTCAGTCATCATTAGTTCCTGGACAGATCCCAGACAATAAAGACCTAATGATTAAGGTAGAGTTTGATAAGCCTGAGCCTATGCAGTCAAGAGCTAGTGAGATCGCTGACATTAAAGCAGAGATTGATTTAGGCACCATGACAATGGATCAAGCCGTTAGAGCATTGCACCCTGATCATACTGATGAAATGGTATCAGAGGTTTTAGCTAATAGAGTGATTGTATAATGCAGATGAAAACGAAGATTAATGTCCCTAGCAGTTTAAACGCTACACAGCGCAGAGAGCTTGCTATCGACATTATTCTTTATATTCAAGAACGCTCAATAGAAGGGCGAGATAAGAACGAAGACAAAATGCCTAAGTATAACGAAGAGTATGCAGAGCTTAAAGGTGTTGGAGTTAATGATGTTGACTTGACCGATAGCGGCGATCTTTTATCTTCTATTACGTTATTAGAAAGCACAACAGGTAGCATCACAATTGGCTTTCCTAAAGGTGATGACCTTTTGAATGGTAAAGCTGAGGGGAATATCAAAGGCACTTATGGTCAAAGCTCACCTATTCCAGGTAAGAAGCGCGACTTCTTAGGTATTGATTCAACTGTGTTGGAAGCAATGATTGCTGATGCTGATGACAGAGAAGAGGTCACAGACGAAGACATTCAGAGAGCAGCAAGAGAAGCAGCTGAAGATATTTTCATTGAGTTTGACGATGGCGAATGAACTACTAGAGAAGAAAGTAATTAGTCTGAAGCTTGCTCAAAGAATCGCTATTAGAAGGGTGCTTAAAGAGTTTGCTGTATTAATTCCTGAATTAGTTAAGGCACGAACAAGACTAGGTGGCGGCTTAACGGGCAGCTTGCCATCACTAAAAGCATCCACAATTAGAAGCAGAACAAGATACTCAACTAATCTTAGTAGCGACACATCACCAGCAGAGTCTAACCTAACGGGCACGGGACAGCTTTTAGATGCAATGCAGGCCAAGGTAACTCAGAATAAAATTGTAGTCACTGTGAATACTAAGAAGCGCAAGACTGAATTAAGTGGGGCCAAAGGAAAGCTAACCAATAACGAGGTCAGAAAATACGTTGAGGACGCTGGTTTTAACTTCTTTGATTTGACGGATGACGAGAGAAAAGAGCTAATAGATTTAGCTGAAAAAATAATTATTGACGAGATAAAAAAAGTGTTTAGCACATAGCTTGACACATAGTTGGAATAAATAGGAGAATTTGAATGAGCGTACCAAAACAGGTCAGTGACCTACCTCAAGAAAGCAGTGCTTTACCTGATGCGAATCAAGACAAAGTTAGCTATGACACGTACCGTAAAGTTTTAAACGAAGCTAAGAAGACTAAAGAACTTCTTAAGCAGTATGAAACTGATAAGCAAACGTCTGATGAAACTAAGTTGAAAGAGCAGAACGAATGGAAAACACTAGCAGAACAATACCAAGTGAAGCTTAAGTCTACATCTGAACAGCTTGAACAACAAAAATCATCAATTAACAACAGTCTAAAGCGCCAGGCATTTGAGAAAGTTTTAGGTGGTCAACTCAGAAGTGATGCTTACTCTGCTTTCATTCCATTTGATAAAATCATCTTGGACACTGAAACGAATAGCATTAACGATGATTCAGTCAAAATGGCAGTTAGTGACTTTGTTAAAGACCACTCAGCATTAGTTGAGTTTCAAACAGGGAAGCTACCTAACCTTGCACCTAAGAAGTATGAGGAAATCCCTTTCGATGTGAATAACATGACTAAGGCTCAGTTAAACGACTTAATGAAAGAAGCTTTAAAGAAATTATAAACTATAACTTAGGAGTTATAAATGGCCGACGCACTAATTGGAACCACTGAGGTTTCCGCTACAAGTAGAGCAATTGTAGACAGTCTTGCTCAAAAATATCTTATTCAAGAGTCTAAGATGTTGCCTCTTATCTCTAACTACTCGAACCTAGTAGCTAAAGGTGCTTCAAGCATCAAGCTTCCTCGTTCAGGTGGATTCTCTGTTCAGTCTAAAGGCGAGAACACAAGCGCAGATGCTTCAATCATCACTTATGCTGCTGATTCAATTCTTCTTAATCGTCATCGTTATATTCAATTTCTTGTTGAAGATTTCGCTAATGGTCAAGCTTCTGTTGATGTTGTTTCTGACGCATTGATGAAAGCTTCTAAAGATCTTGCTTTGGACTTTGACACTTACGCAATCGCTCAAATGATTACTGGTGCTTCTGCTTCTGCTCCTGATCACGTTATTCAGTACAATGATGCTGTTAACGAAGACATTGAGCTAGTAGACGTTCTTAATGCTCGTAAGCTTTTAGTTGACCAGAACATTGACCCACGCGAGTGTGTTATGATGATCGGTTCAGCTCAAGAGAAGAACGCTCTTGCTATCGACAACTTCATTGATGCTTCTAAGTATGGCTCTAATCAGCCAATAGTTAGCGGTGAGATCGGTATGGTTTTCGGTATGAAGGTTGTTCTTCACACTGGACTTACTACTAAGTCACTTTTCTTCCACCCTTCTTCTGCTGGTTATGCATTTTCTCAGACTCCTAGAGTTCAGAATTTCTATGACCTTAAAGAGCTTGGACAGAGATGGTCACTTGATACAACTTATGGTTGTTCAGTGCTTGATTCTGGTAAGCGCCTTGTAGTTATCGAAACTACTCCGTAATCTAGTTAAGTATTTTAAATTCAGGGTAGGCTTAGGCTTACCCTGTTTTATTTAACAAAGTGGCTTAATGAAAAATGTAGACGTAATTAAGTTTTATCTAAAAGCTAAAAGCCCAGAGGGTTTGAAGCTGTTGATGATCAACAACAACATTTCTAAAAATTCCCACCATGATTACGCTATAATTTTCGCTGGTGGTTTTTGGTACGCATGGTTTGAAGCTAGTTCTGGTGATAATCGCTAACGATAGAAAAAAATAAGGTGATTAAATGAGAATATTCTTTAGAGATAATACAAACGTTCAAGAAATAACTAAAGAAATTAATAGTTATAAGTCTGACACATATATAACTTCAATCACTACTTCTGATGCTATTTACTTAGCTTCTGATTTTCCTTTGAATCACTTCTATATAAAGATGGGTTCAGTTTTAAATACTGCTAACGCTACGATGAATATTAGTTATTGGAGTTCTAGTGGTTGGGCAAATGCCGTACATGTAAATGATTACACTTATGGGCTAACAATGTCTGGGTTTGTGGAGTTCACACCTGACAGAGATGAGTCATGGCTTTACTCGGACACAAATTCATCTGGCAACACTATCGATGAGCTTACGAGCATTAAGGTTTATGACAAGTATTGGACTAAGATTAGCTTTAACATTGACTTGGATCCAAACATTGAAATGGAATGGATTGGTAGCTTGTTCTCAAGTGATGAGGACTTATTCTCTGAGTACCCTATATTTAATGACGCTACGTTTCTCACAGCGTTTGAAGCTGGTAAAACTACATGGCAAGAACAGCACGTTAAGGCGGCTGATTTAATCATTCAAGACTTAAAAAGAAAGAACGTCATACTAGGTAAAGAGCAATTGCTAGATAGAGAGATCCTTATTCCTGCTGCTGTTTGTAAGGCTGCTGAGATCATTTTCAACTCGTTTGGCAATGATTATGCCGACCAGAAAGACAAAGCACGATTAGAGTACGTACAACGCATAGACTTATCAAAATACCTCGTAGACAATAACAACAACGGAATTGTTGACAGGATCGATGTCATTAAGCAGCAAGGATGGCTTTCAAGATGAGTAGAATCTCTACAGTATATCCAGCACTAATCACACAGATTGAAACAATCTTTACGGGTAAGACTCGTCTGCATAATCCATACACAATTGAAGAGAACCCAGACCTAGTTAGAAAGAACGCATTTGGCATTAAGGTTGAAGAAGCTAATAGAGAAGATCAAGAATTTTGCGACTTATCACTATCTAGGCAGTTTACAGTCGTTATGCTGCGCCAGTTTGTTTCGTTAGCTGGTAAGGAAAATGGCTTTGACGTTGTTACATTGGCGCTACTAGAAGACCAGCAATCATTAGCAATGCTCTTGCATTCGCCTAACGAGATCGGTCAAGAACAGATTATAGACATAATTAACGTAATAAGCATTAGCGGAATTCAAGAGCTAAAGGCAGATGAGAAAAAATATCTTTTGTGTGAAGTCACATTTACAATAACTATAAGTGAATTAATTTAAGGAGTCTTTATGGCTGGTTTGCAGAGAGCGTCAATTTTCGCTATCAAAAAAGAAGTAACAGGTGGTGAATATTTACCTCCAACAGTAGGGGCAGATTTTATACCTTTACGTCCAGGCAACTCACTTAATTATGAGCCTGAACCACTAGAGAACGATGAGCTTCTAAACGACATTGGTGCTGCTAAAGGACTAATCGGCAAAGAAGCTGTATCAGGATCTCACTCAGCATACTTAAAGCACTCAGGTGTTGAAGGTCAGGAACCAGAGTCAGGGATTCTTTACGAATCAGTTTTTGGTGCTAAGACTGTTAATGCTACAGAATACAACACTGTGGCTGCTTCTACTGTTTCAACTCTTAAGGTTGATACTTTAGAGGGTGCATTGTTCGAGCAAGGACAAGCAGTTTTGGTCAAAGATGGTGTAAATGGCTATGCGATAAGAAACGTTAACACTATTTCCGGTGATGATCTTTCACTTAACTTTAATCTAAACAACGCTCCATCACTTGGAGTTAATCTAGGTAAGGTTATTACTTATAAGCCTGTTGCTCAAGGTCATCCGACTTTTTCAACTACTAAATACCTAGGTAACGGTCACGCTATCGAAGTTTCTGCTGGTAATACAGCTACTGAAGTTTCGGTAACTGCTGATGCTAATGGTTTTGGTGAGGTTGAATTTTCTTACCAAGGTACTCGTTACTTTTTTAATCCGATTACTATTACAGCTTCTACAAAGTTTTTAGACTTCACTGACGATGCTGGTACGGCTGCAATCTCACTAGTTGAGAGAATTTACAAGACTCCAATTGATCTAGCAGACGCTCTAGTTACTGCGTTAAATGGTGTTTCTGCTGAAGTTTACACAGTTAAATATTCAAGCTCTACGGGTAAGTTTACAATTGCAACAGCTACAAACGCTGTATTCTCTATTCTTTGGAACACTGGCGCAAACGCTGCTAACTCTATCGGTGGTAAACTAGGCTTCTCTGTTGCTTCAGATTCTACAGGCGCATTGTCTTATGAATCAGCAAACGCACTTGACCTGGCCTCTCCTATCGCACCATCTTTTGACACTGTTGACTCAATCGTGATCAAGGGTGCTGAATTGTTTATTGGTAATCAATCTGACAATGTTTGTATCTGCGCTCAGTCAGTTTCAATCACAGTTTCTAAAGAAGTTGAAGACGAAGACTGTATCTGCGAAGAGACTGGGGTAGCTTCTAAGATTCCTACTTCTCGCTCTGCTGAAATGTCTGTAACTGCTACACTTAATAAGTATGACGCATCTTTACTAGACGCTTTACTTAAAAACAATGGTGTTCAAGCTATGCTTAATGCTGGCCCTAAGTCTGGTGGGAACTGGATACCTGGAAAGTGCTTTAATGCTTATCTTCAAAATGCTACTGTTAGTGCTTATACAACTACAGGGGATTCTTTTATCCAAGCTGAATTTAGCCTTAAAGGTTTTGTCACAAGCACTGGAAAAGATATCTTCTTCAACATGGTTTAAGCTTTATGAAAGAAAAAGAAACTTCAAAGGGTGTCCTAAAATACAGGATGCCCAACATTTTAGAAGTGTACGACCTGTTAGAAGACTCTGGTTTTGCAACGGGTGAAAAGTCGCCTTTAAAACTAAAGAGAAACATCATTAAACTTCTTGAACCTTTTCTTGATATGTCAGGGATTGAGGGAGCAGAAAAATTTGATGATCTAATATCTATGGTTGATGATATGGCGATACCTTTAAGCGAGATTGCAGATGAGGTAATGGGTAAATCATTCTCAGCTTTTAAAAAAAAGAACTGATCTCAGACGCAATAACATGCGCTGAGAGTAGCTTAAGTTTTGATGATATTTACAAGCTGACTAATGACTTAGAGAAATCAGCAGATATAATATCTGTTGCAAGACTTGTAAGGGATTTCCATAGATTGAAAGGTTTGAATGAGTTAGGTTTAAACGTTCATTACAGTGATATTCCTTTTGATAAGCTAATGGTCTTTACATGGATAAGAGAGGCGTATAGTGGCAGAAAAAATTGATTTTCAACTAGGTGTTACCAAAGACGGATTAACCCCAGCACTAGATAGAGGTATCAAGAAGTCAAAAGATCTTGGCGGTGTTCTAGAAACTGCTCTAGGTGTTTTTGCTGGTAACTTGATAACCAAGGGTGTTGATGCTGTAATTGGATCATTTGGTGATTTAATTAGTGTAGCTAAAAGATCGATCAACGCAGCAGCAGAGCAAGAAGTAGCAATTAATAATCTAAATGCTGCGCTTTCAAGATCTGGAATACTTACAAAAGAAACTTCTAAAGAGCTTGTAGATTTTGCTTCTAGCTTACAGCAAACATCTACATTCGGTGATGAAGCAATACTTAGCATAACTTCATTACTAGCAACTCTCACAACACTAGACTCTAAAGGCTTAAAGGGTGCTACTCAATCAACGCTTGATCTTGCTACGGCATTAAATATTGATTTAAACACTGCTGCGCTGTTGGTCGGTAAGGCAGCAAATGGAAATGTCTCTGCGTTTGCTAGATACGGAATTGTGATCGAGCAAGGAACTACTAAAACAGAAACATTTGCAAACACATTAACAGCTCTAAACTCTCAATTTGGTGGATCTGCTAACTCAAAGCTAAACACTTACTCAGGATCAGTAACATCATTAAACAATGCTTACGGAGACCTTTTCGAGCCTATTGGTGATGTTGTAGTTAAGAACACAGACTTTATTGCAAGCATTAATACTATAAAACAATTGGTTGTTGATCTTACAAAAGTTATTTCAGAAAATAACGGAACATATCAAGACTTAGTAAGTGATGGGATATTTGCGGCCATCGTAGCTACTGAGCTTTTTGCTGATGCTATGGATGGAATAACAGTGGTGGCAAAAGCTCTGTTTAATTCTTTAGTGGCTATCAAAGACGCAATACTTCTAGGAATGGTGGAACCTTTCCGACTTGCTTATGATGCTGCTTTGCTATTGATTCAAAACATACCTATCATAGGAAAGGCTTTTGAAGGATTGCAGAATCCTTTAGATAGTTTAGCAGATTCTCTTAGAGGAAACTTAATAGAGTCTATTAATGATATTGCTAACTCAGCAGACTCGAACATCTTTAGAGATTTATCAGAAGGAACTGCAGCGTTTGGCGATCAAGTTATTGCTACATCTGAGAAAATTAAGCTTGCAAACCTAGAAGCCGAGACAGCTAACGCAGAAAGAAAAGTCATTGAGGATGACGCAAATAAAGAAATTATAAAGCAAAGGGAGCAGCTAAATCTTGACCTACTTAGTCTTCAATCGCAGCTTAATGCAGATCAGAAGACTATACAGGAACAGCTTGATGTTGCTGCACTTGATGAAGGCTTTGTTAAGAACGAAGCAGCTATACAGCAAATATTTGATCAAAAAGAAAGAGAGGCTCAAGCGGTCTTTGATGGTGAAATAAGAAAATCAGACTTGATAAAAGACGGTCAAAATAAAGTAATAGCTGCACAGATAGCCTCTGATAAGCTTAGGCTGGCACAAGGCAAGGCTACAGCAGACAAAGAGATTGCGCTGCTTAAATTAACAAACGATACCTCTCTACAAGAAAGAACAACTTTCTTAAACACTGCTGCATCACTATCTAATTCTAAATCTAAAGAGCTTGCTGCAATAGGTAAGACTGCTGCTATTGCTAACGCTACAATTGCAGGTAAGGAGGCTATAGTTAGTTCTTTTAATTATGGTTCAAGAATTGGTGGGCCTCCACTAGGCTTCACTTTTGCTGGTATAGCAGCAGCAGCAACAGCAAACCAGATCTCACAAATAGCAGCCGTTAAGTTCGAGAAGGGTGGTTTTGTTGGTGGTATGAATGGCGCAAGTGTTGGGCCTGATAACACTATGGCACAAGTCAGGACGGGTGAGATGATTTTAAACGCCAATCAACAAGAGAACCTTTTAAAGATGCTTAATAATGGTGGCGGTGGTGGTGGAGATATAATCATCCAGGTAGACAGTCGCGAAATAGCGCGAGCTGTTAGATCACAGGTACAGTCGGGCTTTAAATTAGGAGCGTAAATGTCGTTTTCAATATATTCAGAAAACCTAGTTGATCAATCAACGCTTAGTGCAAGCACTACTAATCTTTTATTTCCTGTTAACAACATCAAAGACTCAAGACGCTCTAAAGTCTTCAGATCAAATGGAAACTCTGACAGCGTAGTGTTTGACTTTAACGAGACCTCAGAAGTTAACAGCTTCTTTATAGTTGGTGATAAACGAAGTGGTTTTGGTGTTTCTACAATCACTTTACAGTTCAACGGGACTGACTCATGGGGAGCGCCAGCATCGAGTGAATCGATCACATTTTCTACAGAGCATGGAGTAGGGTTTAAAGAGTTCTTAACTACTCACTCATACAGATTTTGCAGAATGGTATTAACTTCAACGCTAGGCTACTGCGAGATCTCAAATGTATTCCTTGGCAAGAAGCTCACTATGTCTAGAAGCATAAATTTTGGATGGTCTTATAAGGATAACGAATTATCAAGAGAGGCTACCAACAGGTATGGTCAGAAGTTCTTTGACATTATATCAAGACAGACGCAAATAACTTGTGGATTTTCTAACTTAGATAAAAATGATCTGGATGAGTTTTTCAAACTGTATGATGACAAGGGTGATACAAAGCCTTTCTTTATAGTTCTTGGATGTGATGGTCAAAACACAAATGATCATAGGCGTTATTCTAAGATGTACTTTTTAGAGTCTGTACCAGCGGTGAGTAACCCACTATTTAATAAGTATAATGTCTCAATGTCTCTAATCGAGGCAACATGAGTACATTAGTAGTTGAAACGCTTGTAAATGAATTAGTGCAAGAGGTTACATACAATTTAGAGGAGCGCGTACATGCTGGGTCATTTAATCCATATCTTTATATTCACGGCTATTCTGACGCTGTCTTTGGTTTTCAGCTATCTAATTCGTCTGGACTTATTTTTGAAAAGACTTTCACGATTCAAGATATTAAAGATTCATTAGATACCAACAACGACTACATCAGAGCCTATTATCCCATCATACCAGCTAACCCTATTCAGATTGGTAGGGGCAATTATACTTGTAGGATATACCCAATATCAGGCTACACATCAGGCGCTACGTTTATTGGATGGGTAAAGCAGCACGAAAATATTCAGAACACTATGAGTTACTTACCATTGTCGGATGACCAAAACTCACTTACCATTAGATTCAAGAGCTTTAAAGAGGGTATACATGTCTAGACAAATCAGCTTCGTAGATGGCTTCACATCAAGCACCCCTCCCGACGTAACTGGTTCAGCGCAAGAAGACTTCTTAATCTTGAATAACCAAGAGGTAGCTCTTTCATTTTATACTATTGACGCGCTTAATTATAAATCAGCATTTATAAGCTTTGAGCTATCGAGATCTGAAACAGGCTCAGAATTTAGACAAGCTGCCACAATGATACTGTCTTACGATGGTACAAACTGGCTCTTAAATGTTGGTAACTATCAAGGTTCTGATCTAATCAACGATTCATTAACTAACCCAGAAAGCATTACATTATCAGTAAGCACTATTTCAGGTGTTGGAAGTATTGAATACACATCTGGAAACATGGGCGCAGGATATACAGGCACCCTCAAAGCATCAATCACAAGGATTGTCACAG